AGCGCCAGGACCTGCTCAGTGGCGCCAAAGCCCGTGGTGCCGAGCGCTCGGCCGTCGCAACCCACACTGTTTTGGTTCGAAAGCGCACCGGCCACGCCTGAGTTGATCAGGTAGGCCAGCCAACAACGAGCGGTCACAGTCACCGAGGGGCTCAGCGGGGCCACCTTGACGCCGCTTGTCGCCATGCTCACAGCGGAGGCCGTGTCCAGGCGGGTCTTGGGCAGTCCAGTCACAGGATCGGACGAATAAACGCCCACCAGCGCCGTCGCGCCCGCGTCGGTGTTGAGCACCGTGAAGGCGATCGCGTCGACCGTCAACGGCCTCGAAAATGGCAGCCAATAGATGACGTTCGCGGTATTCGTTGAGCCCGAGCCGGGGTTGGCGATGTACAGGATTGGATCGGCCCAATAGTAACGACCCGACACTTCAACGACGGTGTTGCTGTTAACCAGCGTGCTGCCATCGGAAAGGGTGACGGACCCGGCAAACGTGGTGTCGCCCGTCACCGCAAGATCATCCCCCACCGTGACGTCTGACGCGAAAGTTGCGGCTCCCGAAGTCGCCAGCGTGCCGCCGACCGTCAGCGCGACGGCGTCGATCTCCACAGTGTCGGCTTGAGTATCGTTCCAACCCCCGATCCGGACCTTGCCACCAGTGTTGTCGGGTGACGGATCCCCACCTTCGAAGCTTGCTACCCCACCACTGGCGTAGATCTGGAACCGGCCATCAGCACCGAAATCCCGGTCGATCGCCCCGCTCGGGTTGGCGCCTAGCGTGATGTAGTTGTCGGACTGGTAGATCAGAACGCCCGACGCGTCGGTGAGCTTGACGCGATAGGTCTCGCCCTCAACGCCCCAGATATCGGGGAACCGACCAGCGCTGTCAGCGACGATAGGGTTGGTGTGGGCGACGTTGAGGTCAGCCGTTGTCCAAGTCGTCTTGAGCGTCGTGCTGTTGTTGACGTAGGTCGTCATCAGCGCCCCGGCGACGGGATCGCCATTAGCACTGGGGACCTGGTCGAACATTCGGGGCAAAAGCCTGCCTGCCATGCGGATATGCCTCGTATGCCCGCGCACGTGGCTGCGGGTTGTGGTATGGGGTGCGGATGGAAGAAGAGAGCCCACCGACTGTGAGCGGCGACATTTCGGCGCTAATCGCAGCCGCGGTCGTGATGATCGTCGCTTTGATCCCGGCCTATGGGGCGGATTACCTAGACTGGGCCTGGTCTGATTGGATGCGAATAGCGACCATCGGCATTCTCATGCCGGCCATGGTCTCAACGTTCGCGCCGATCCGGCGTCTTTTTCTTTTGAGGTTTCGGAACGATCGCTCCGGATACGCTCCCCGACCGCTGACCGGCGACGCGAAGCGCATTGCCGACTGGCGCCGCTATCGCCGGACGCGGAGCCAAGTGCATCGCCGCAAGGGCGTTGTCGACACCGTATCCGAGCGCCGCGATGCCTCCACGGATATTATCGACTAGTCCGTTCTGCATCCTGCCGGCGGTGCCGCTGTCAGGTGTGCGACCACCAAGTACTTGAGCTCCAGCCTTGCCCCAGTCCTGCATGTAGGCTTGGCCGGCGGCGGTGGCGCCTTTTCGCCGGCTCGTGTCGGATTGCCTGACGGCCTGCAAAAACTGCATTGGCGTGAAATCGCCGGTGTCGGCCACCTTAGCGGCCGCCCGCTCGACTGTCGCCAGGCCGCGAAACGCCTTGTTGACCTTGGCTAGGTCAGGCGCGAATTGTGGGTTCTGGCGCTCCAGGGCATCGTTAAAGGCGTTGCGCACCTCGCCTAGAGCACGGCCAAGCTCGCGCTCGTAGGCGTTGCTCGATGAGCCATAGGCAGCCGCACGACGGCTCAACTCCGATTGCGCCGCCTTCAGGTTTCGGCCCTGAAGGTTTCCGTTCCCAAGCACGGTCTTGATGGTTTGCGCGAAGTCCTTCTGCGACTGGCGCGGCACGTTCTGCGCTGCCGCCTGGATCTCAGCGCTGAGCTGCTGGTCAGGCTGTAGGTTCAGCTTCGGAAGAACGGCCCCGTAGGCTTCATCCACCGCGTCTTGCGCATAGGCGACTGCATCGTGTCCAGACAGACCCTTGGGGGCCTTAACGCCAATCGGCGAAAGGGCCTGGTCAATCGTTGACGTGTTGAAGCCTTCGCGCGCCGCTTTACGGCCACTGCGGATCACATCGCCGACGACGGGTTGAGACATCATCTTGTCCTCTCGGACAAGCGCCTTGCCGCCTCTCACCTGGCCGGGAGTCATCCGCACCCCTGCGTCCGCCAGTTTTCGGACATAGGGGTCAACGATTGGCTTGACCGCATCCGCGATCTTGTTCAGCCCCCAATCCGATACCTTGCCGGCCACAGCCCCGATCGCGGCATCCCCCGCCGTTCCACCCAGGTCATCCGCCTCCGAAGTGAAGGCGCCAGAAAGACCGCCCGCTAGCATTGGATTGCGAGTGGCCATGCCGATGGGGATAGAGGCGACAGCCCCTCCAACAGCCTGCCCGATCTTGCCAGGGCGCACGCCACCGGCCTCTTTCTTTGCATAGCGGCTGGCTAGCGCGTTCTTATTCTCCGTCGCCGACTTGCCGCCGAAGGTCGTGGCGCGATTGATCGCAGCGGCGGGGTAGCCGACTTTCTCAAGCGCGTTTTCGACCCCAGACTCCAGCCTGGCAAATGGACTTAGTAGGCCCTTTTCGAAGCCGAGAACCTGAGATGTCTTGGTCTTCTTCGGAGCGGGTGCGTCCGCGAAGTGCGCGTAGGGATCGGGCTGGGCGTCCTGGAACTGGGCGTACGGGTCGGCCATCAGCGCACCTTCTGGCGTCCATCGGGGGTCAGGAAGACCGTTCCAGGCGGGAGGCGAGCCGCCTCTTCGGGCGAGTTTACTTGGATGGGTCCATTCGACTTGGGTTGGCCCCGGCCAGGTAGACGCGTCGGGTTCGGATAGTCGGACGACAGCTTGGCGCCGGCTGGCCCTGCACGCGTCTTTGACGCTTCATAGGCGTTCTTGCGCAGCTCGTATTTCGACCCGATCGTGTCATCGCCCTCCCCAAATTGGGGGAAGTAGGTTCGCGGAGCCTCGGCCGCTTCCAGCGCGTTTTGACCGGCGCCGGTTTGTGACTTCAGCCGCGAGTTGAGCCAGGCTCGCTCAGCGGCCATGGCCTTGTCGGATTGGTCGTCCCGGATGAGCGGCGCGAGGCCTTCAAGCGGGCGACCAAGGAAGGGGATCTGAAGGTTTTCAACGGCTCCCGCAACAGCATTCCGCACCGAGCGCGGGTTGAAGCCGTCGCGGCGGGCTTCCAGATACTGCCGCTCGGCAAGGGCCATCTCGCGCGCATAGTCCTGGGTCTTGCCCTGGTCTTCCGTCAGCTTGGGGCCGGTCCCCTCGTTCCAGCGGATTCGCTTACCCGTGGTGGGGTTGACGGCAACAGGCATGCCCATCTGCTTGGACAGCGCCTCATCGAACTGAAACCCGGCGGGGAGTTGTTGGGGCATCAGAATTCCTCCCATCCGGCGCCTGAAGCGCCGGGTGTCCCAAAACCGCCAGCCGCCTTGCGCGCGTCGTAGGCCTTGCGCCCCGTCTCTGCGCTATAGGCGGACGTTGCCGCGTTCTTGCCGGCGATGCCCTCGGATGTACGGTTGTGGCGCTGCGTCTCGCCAAGCTGCGCGTCGGCTCGCTTGTTGTCGGCCGTCGTGTCCTGCTCTTTCAGATCCTGGTCACGCTTTTTGAAGGCGTTATCGATCTGCTGCTGAACAGTCAGGGCTTGGGTTTGATACGACTTAAGGCTGGCGTCCGAGAGATCGACGCTCTGGGCTATCTCTGGCGTGATGACCTGTTGCTGGATTAGAAGAGGCGCGGCCTGCTGCCACAGCCTTTGCCGCTCCGCCATGTCGGGCACCTGCTCCAGGTTGTAGGCTATGCCGCCGAGCTTCTGATTGTTCGTTTCAATCTGCTTGAGATGATCCTCATTGAGGTCGCCTAGTTGTTTAGCCAGGTCATAGTCCCCACCGGACAGTGCCTGGTTACGCGCGTCGACGTAGTCGCCCTTTTCAAGGCTAGGCGCGATGTCCTGCTGGAGTTTCTGTTGCCGGCGCTGCGCCGCCAGTTTCCCGACCGATGCCGCCTCGTTCACCGCGCCATAGCGCAGCAGTTCGTCTTGCGCTCCGGACGGGTCCGTTCCGACCCTGGACAGCGCGTTTTGAACGGCTTTCCGCCGCGCCTGGTCGCGTCCGGTCTCGACGGCGCTGGCGTACATGGCCAGATAGTTGGGGGTTTCCATGCTTCAGCCCTGCTCAGTAGTTCTGCTGGACGTAGTTGACGCCGGCCGCCTGCCCCGCCTTCTGAGGCTGGTAGGAACTGGCGCCCTGGCTGTAGCCGTAGGCGCTGATCAGGTTGCCCGTCAGGCCAGAGATCGCACCCACCGTGTTGTTGGCGGCGGCGTTGTTGTTGGCGGCCGTCGTCTGAGCGAGATTGTTGTTATTGCCCACCAGGGCGTTGGCCGTGCCCGCGTTACCGCTCACCAGGGCGTTCGTCGCCGAGGTGTTGGTTCCGGCAATGGCATTAGCTGTCCCGGTGTTGTTGCCCACTAGGGCGTTGGTGGTGTTCGTGCCGTTGTTGAGCGATAGGCCTTGGGCGTTGTTGTTGTTCGCCAGCGTCGCGTTGGTCTGGTTGTTGAGGTTGCCGACCAGCGCGTTGACATTGCCTGACGTGTTTTGCTGATAGGCGTTCGTCGCGTTAGTGTTGTTGTTGTTGATCGCGGTCGCGGCGGTGATGCCGACGCCTTGCTGACCGTTCAGCATGTTGTAGTAGTTGCCGAAGTAGGTCGAGCCGAGGTCTTGGCCGTACTTATCCAGCGCCTTCAGCGTGCCGCCTGACTTCAAAAGTCCCGCAGTCGCCTTGTTGGACGACACGGCGTCCGAGCCCGACTGAAGCTGGAACTTGTAGCCGGTGGAGTCGCGCCATTGCTGGAACGCCTTGGCCTGGCCCTCATCCCCCGACAAGCCCAGCAGCGCCTGGATGGCCTGGCCGGCCTGTTGGCCGCGGTCGTACATGCCTTGCCACAGGCCGTTGCTTGTGTCGCGCCCATTGACGATCGCGTCGTTGATCGCCGCCGAGCCTTCCGCGATTTGGTGCTTAACCGCTTCGGAGTTGTTGTCGATGACGCCTTGGTTTTGCCCCTGCGTGGCGTTGATCAGGTCCTGATTGGCCAGCCCCGTCCCAGTAATGAGGCCGGCGTTCGCCTGCTGCGCACCGGTGAATGTGGCGGTGTTCTGGTCGCGCTGATCCTTCACCAACTGGGTGTTGTTGGCGTTGGTCTGCTGGAGCAGCGTCGCGTTCTGGGAAGCGGTCTGCTGCGCGGCCTTGTTGGCGTTCTTAGACGCGTTCGAGGCAATCGCAGCGCTGCCGATCGTTGCGGCGCCGGCTACCGCGGCTACGGCGACTAGGGGCATTTGGTGAACCTCAGATAGGCAGGGGATGCGAGCCAATCGCTCATCAGCAGGACCCAGGTTTTCAGGGAGCCCAGCGGGGTTTCGGCGAAGTCGCCGGCCGCTCTCCAGCCATGGGTTTTCGGAGGTTGAGACCTCCAGTTCCCCGCCACCTGATAGGTGGTCAGGACTTGCGCGCCCCTCTGACGCATCCATTCGTTCGCAGCCTTGGCCGCTGTTGCAACCTCCCTGCCCCACCCTTCGGGGGTGAACAGGGTGTGCATTTCATAGGTCCGACCCAGAGCGTCCTGGGGGGCGAAGATCTGTCCGCCGTGTTCGGTCGCCAAGGCGATGACGCCGGGGACGGCCAAGATGGCATCGAAGTCCAAGCCCCGGCCCAGAGAGACGTGCGGCGCCACCTCTGGATGGTCAGCGATCCGCCGCCAAAAGGCTGCGTCGCGCTCCTCACGGATCATGTGAGGGTGATGACCCCAGAACGCACCACGCCGTCAGAACCCTTGTAGGAAACCTGGAGCTGCGTGTTGCTCAACGCCTGCCAGCTGATGTCCTGCGAACCTCCAAGGCGGCGGCGGAGGTCTTCAAACAGAACCCGCCAGGCCTTGGTCATGAACCCGTCCCCACTGATCAGCGGGGTTTGCTGCGAGGGGAGCGGTGTCAAACGAGCACCTCATTGTAGGTCGCGCCCTGCATGACCACGTCCACCGGCTCGGTTGTGCGAAACTCGAAGCTTCGACCTGGCGAGCGCATTTGGCCCAACCGGCGCCAGACGGCCTTGTCACGATAGGCGCCCTGCACACCAAGGGAGCGCTGAGCCCAATCCGACCAGGTTCGACCGGCATCGTCCGAGAACCGCATCTCCACGAGCGGGACCGTGTTGTCCGACAGACCAACGCCGCGCACGCATTGCAGCATGGTCGAGGCGCATGTCTTGGCCCCCGCCTCGACCAGCGCAGCACATGAGGCCACGCGCTCGATGTTGCTTGTCCCGTCCGTGAAGGCTGTCGGGTCCAGTCGCCAGATCTGCCCGGTGATCGCGTCGCCCATATAGGGTATGCCGCCGACCATCGTCGAAGACCGAACGCGGAAGTTGCTCATGTTGAGCGTCGTCCACTCCGCCCAGGTCTGCGTGGCCAGGTCGTAGGCGAACGTCGTCTGGCCGGGGATGTTGATCACGTAGAAGCTGTGACCGTCGAAGGCGATCGGATAGGCGACAATGTCCGAAATCGAGCCACTAGCGCGGATTCGGGACTCAACGCCGTGATTGGAAATCCGTAGCGGGACCTGGCCGCCTCGGTAGACGATACGGTCGTCACCGAGCCAGAACGCGGTGTTATCCAGCGTGACGAGCGACAGTTGCGCGGCGCATCCTCGCTGATACACCCGACCAGGCGAGCGCTGTAGAGGATTGTTGGCGTCGCCGGTCGGGCTCAAGGGCTCTACCGTCTCGACGCCAAAGACCCAGATCTCATCCCCGACCACCATCCCGCCGAGTGATGCGTCTGGCCGGCTTTCGGCGGTCAGGAAGGCCAAGCCATCGATGCTGGTCGCGTCACCGATTGCGGAGTAATAGATCCGGTCGCTGTCCTGCTCAAAGAAGTAGAAGCGACCTTGCAGGTAGACGACATCATCCACCAACGGCAGGTCTTCATCAGCGATCCTGGCGAAGGTTGTTCCATCATAGCAGTAGGCAAGGCCGCCAGAGGTGACGACAAGCTGACTGTCGGAGGCGGCGAAACGAGGATTGCGCGAAGTCGCCACGGTCCCGAGCGGCGTGGTCGCCTTGTACAGCGTCGTATTGCTCAGGGCGAAGCCTACGCCACCAAACACCCCGTTTTGCTGGAACAGGCCCCACACAGGGCCAGAGCCTACCGAATACTCCGCCACCATCCCTGGCCGCGGCAGTCGCGCGGTTCTGGTTGGGCCGCCCGGAGTGGCCTCGGTGTAGAGGTTGACGAGTCGAGCCTCCGCCAGTCCATAGTCAGGACGGCTGTAGGCGCTTTGGGCGAACTGAAGCGCCGGCATCTACCAGCGCTCCATGAACACCGACGCGGGGCGGTCGCTGTCGCGCATGCTGTTGTAGACGCCCTGAGCCGTGGCTTTGACGTCTGCCGCCAGCCTCGGAGCAGCTTCCATGACCCCGAAGGGCTTAGCCAGGCGGTCAGCTAGCAGATAGTAGACACACTCGGTCCACTCTTGCGGCAGATCGACGTTCTGGGTTAGCGCCGTCACGTCCTCGATGATGCGGGCGGCTGTGTACTTGATCGTGCGCTCGGCGGTCGGCACAGGCCAGACCGTCAGGGTGATCGCGGTTCGCTGCTTGTCGAGCGTGAAACAGGTCGGGTCGCCTTGTGCCGCCTTGTTCGGCAGGACCACGTAATCGCCCCAGTCCCAGCGGGCCATGGTGCGCTCATAGGTGCTCGACAGGACCAGGCGAGCCTCAAGCACGTCGATGACGCGCGGCGCGAGGGTAATCGTTGCGGTCGAGGCTGGGACGGTCGCCGTGAACTCGGTCTGGCGCCATAGGTCGCAGCCATCCATCTGCATGGTCTTGAGCAGGAAATTCAGGTGCCGCAGGCCCATGGCCGCGCTCACCGCGTCCGGCTCGGTCGCTCCGTCCAGGACGTTGAGGATTTCCATGGCCGACTTGATGATGTCGCCGGCCGTCATGGTGTAGGAAGTCGCGCCGGAAGTGGCCATTACAGGTCTCCAGGCTCGATATCGCCGGGTTCGACGTAGATCGGCGTTGGGATAGGTCTTGCGTCGGGGATCGGGACACCCTCAGGCCACAGGCGCGGTGGCGTCATCTCAGGCGGCCTGGGGTCACGGCAGGTAGCGCGGCAGACGATGAGGCCCGTCCACTCCTTGGCCATGTCGTGGCGCCGGTGTTGCTCGCCACATCGGTCGCAGATCGCCCACGGGTTTCCGGGGATATAGGCGGGGGCTTGGTACATGCTCACTCCCCCAAAGAGGGCGGACGGCCAGTTTCCCAGCCGTCCTTTAGTTCAGGCGTGGTTAGGCGCCGGCGTTGCCGTAGATCTGCCGGAAGTCGCCCCAGCCGGCCGCGAAGCGCACGGTCGACTTGGCCTTGGCATTCTCGGTGTCGAAGTCGTTGTCCTGCTCGAGCGACGCCTCACGACGCCAGAACGAGATCAGGCCGTCTTCGGCGTCCGTCTGGAGGAACCAGGCGTCGAGATCGGTCAGGTAGTGGTTGACGACCGCGCCGCCGGGGATCAGGCCCATCTCACGCACCGCGTTGATGTCGTTGTTGGCGGTGCTCGAACGCAGGGTGGATTTCAGGATCCGCTCTGCGTTGAACATGTCGCCTGTCGAGACGATCAGCTTCTTGGGGGTGAGCGCGATGTTCAGGCCGCGAGCGTTGGTCGCAGCGGCGACGGTCTTGATGCCGTCCTCCAGCGAAGCTTCGCTCAGGTCCGCCGCGGTCAGCAGGTTGCTTTGCAGGCCACCGACCGTGGGGTGAGCGGCCGAACACAGGGCCACGCTGTCGCCGCCGACGTACGAGCCCGAAAACGCCCGGTTGATCACGTTGGCGTGGACGATCTCCACGGTGCGCGAAATCGAGAAGGCCAGGCCCTTCGAACGCGACTTGGAGACCTCGGCGTAGAGATCGTCTTCCATCTCTTCGCGCGTCACGACATAGCCCAGACCATACACCACGTGGGTGAAGGTCGAGACCGTGCCTTGGGCGTCGGAGTCGTAGGAGATCGACTGGCCTTCCGACTTCTTGGCGGCCAGGCCAAAGCCCGTGGTCTCGGCGACCTTCTCGTAAGCCTTGTCCGAGGACTGCTTATCGAAGATCTGCGACCACTCCGGCGGATACGCCTTATAGCGCTTGCCGTACCAGGCCTTGATGCCGGGCCACAGGGCGTCGGGGTGATTGGAGCGAGTGATTACACCAGCCATTGGTTCATCCTCCCTTTCTTAGACGCCGGTCGAGCCGGCAGCGCCGGTTTCGGTCGGGAGGTTGATACGAACCAGCACCTTGGCATTGGCGCCGATGGCGTTGTCCGGACGCTGGACGAAGCCCAGAATGCGGAGTTGCAGGGTGGCGGTCGTGGCCTTGGTCGACGTGTCGAGCTGCCAGCCAGAGCCGGTGATGCGCGAGCCGGAGCCGGAGACCAGATCGGCGTTGAGGCCGACGTCGGTCGCGGCGAGAGCGCCGCCAACGGCGTCTTCCTGGATCTCGTAGACCAGGTCCGGACCTTCGGCGACGTAGATGTATTCAGCCGTCGAGGCGGCGCGGTAGCCGTTCGAGATGATCGTCGGCGAAGGCTCGAAGCCCACGACGGCGCCCGTCACGCGGTTACCGCCGGCAGCGGTGGCGATGGTGGCGGTGGGGACGCCGTCAGCGTCGGCGGAGCCGGCGAGGATGATGGGGTCGCCGATGTAGAGGGCGTTCGCGTCGGTAGCGGGGACGTAGTAACGGCGCAGCATGCCGTTCCACGGGCTACCGTTCGCGTGCCGCACCGGGCGCAGCCCGGCCGGAGCGTTGGAGTTAGCCATGTGATGGTTTCCTTAGGGCGTGTAGGCCCCGTGTTTGATGGAATTGCCCTTGACGACATACGCGACGTCATCAGAGCGATCGTCGTTGGGGTCGGTCTTGGCAGACCGCATGATCCCCTGCTCGCGCTCGTCGATCGCCGCGAGCCTCTTGGCGCGGTCCTCTTCGACGAATTCCTTCGGCTTGCGCAGGAGGTAGGCGTACATCGGCTCGCCGGTCGCTTTTGTACCGACCGGGCGGCGCACCTTTTCCTCTTCAGAGGCTTCTGGCTTGGCCAGGGTGACGTGGTCGTAGTCGTCTTCGACCGTCAGGTCGTAGATGCGGCTGTCCTCGTCGTTGGCCCAGTAGTAGTCGTGCTCCGGGTCGTCCCGGTATTGCGGCGGGATGGTCAGCTTGCGACCGTGGATGCGATCCAGCGTATCGGCCTTGCGGCGGCGACGCTCTCCCTGGATGGCTTCGGCGCGGGGGGTTCTGGACATCAGCCGTTCTCCTGCCAATAGGCGTCTGCGAGCTCTTCGCGGGTCATTAGGCCCTTGCGAACAAAGGCCTTCTCGTTCATGTCGCGGGCGTGGGCTGGCATGTCCGCCCAGCCCTTCTTGCGCGGCGGCGCCGGCGTGCGGGTACCCGATTGCACGTGCGGCGCAGAACGGACGGGAGGGGTCGTCGGCTCTGCGTCGTCGAAGTGTTCAGGGAAGCGCTTGCGAACTTCCTTTTCAGCCGCGGCGAACTGCTCTTTCACCGATCCGCCGGCGTCTGCGATCTTCTGGGCCTCGGCGATAGCGACCGCTGTGGCCGCCGGGTCGTCGTCGAACCAGGCGTTCTTGGACTTGAACTCGTCACGCGGTGTCGACCCGATGCTTGAGGCTTGCTCGAGCTGTTGGGCGCCACGGATGGCCGCTTCGGGATCGCCGGCTTCGGCGGCCTCGGCGATCATGCGTTGGGCTTCCTCGATGGCCCTGCGACGGCTGACCTCGATGGCCCGCTCAGCAACGCTGGTGGTGCGCTTGACTTGGTCCTTCAGCGACTTGTTCTGGGTCGCGAGGCCGGCGAGGAAGTCGCCTGCGTCGGTCCAGTTCGTCGTGTCGCCCTTCCACTGATCCTTGGGCTTCCAGCCCGCCTTGATGGCGGCGGCGGTTACCGGGTCAGGGGCTTCGGAAGCGCCTTCAGCGGGCTCCCTGGTGTCTACGGCGTCGCTCTGCCCTTCAGGCGCGGCCTTGCCATCCGGAAGGTCAATGACCTCCAAGTCTTCGGCTTCTCCAGCCATGGTTTCCTCATGAAAAAGGCCCCGCTTGGGGGCCGGTCACTTCCGTCTGTGGAAGCTCGAAGGGCGCTAGAGAACGACCGCGCCGATGTCCTTGTCCTTGCAGATTATGTAGGTCTTGCCGTCCCGGCCATCGATCTTGGAGCCGGAGTACTTGGCGAACCAGACGACGTCGCCCACAGCGGGCTTGATCGCGTCGACCGGGTAGTTGTCGTAGTTGAAGGCCAGCGGCGAGACGGCCACGAGGCGGCCACGTTGCTGGGCGGCCTGGTCGGTGTCCTTGACCTTGTCCGTCAGGATGATCCCACCGGCCGTTTTCTCTTCCACGGCTTCCTGAATGATCAGGACGTTGTATTCCACCATGGCCAAGCCAGGTTCGCACTCGTGAAGCTCAGGGATCGTTCCCATGTCGTTCCTTTAGGTCTGCGGCTCGTCGCCGTTCATCTCGCAGAGCGCCTCGTAGGGCGTCTGTTCGGGCGCCAGGTAGGCGTCAGCCCGCGTTTTCAGGACCAAGAGGTCCAGGGACAGGCTCGGGTCCGGCCGGGGCGTCTGGCCCGCCAGGGTTGGCCCCCAACTGAGGTCCGTCCATGCCTGGCGCTGGGCCTGCGCTCCCTCCCGGAGGGCCTTGAACACCCATTGGCTGATCGGGTGGTCCTTCCAGGCCTCCCATTCCTCCTGCGTTGGCGCCATCCATGGCTCCTATCTGTTGGTGATGTCCGGCGATCTGGCCCGCTTCAGCGACCTTCTTGAGCGCGCTGGCCTGCTTGTCCTCGACAGTGGCCTTGTCGACCTCGATCTTGGCCTGAGCCGCTGCGACGACCTCCGGAGGCGGCGCATTCTGGGCAGCGAACAGCTCCTCGGGGTTGTCGATGTCGGCCGCCTCGTAGATGCGGGTCAGCGCGGCCTTCTGATTGGTGATCGGCAGGCCGATGAACTGCTGAATGACCTGTGCCTTTGCCAAGGCTTGGGCGCGGGTGACGACCGAAGGGTCCGAAACCGGCACGATGTCATGGCCCTTGGGACTGAAGTCGGTCTTGAAGTCCGCGTTCGGGTCGTCGAGGACTTCGACGTATTCCTGAGCGCTCTGTGCGCCGCCCCACCGGGCCTCACACTCGTAGATCTTCTGGAA